CGGTTCCTCCCGGGTGCCATTTGTATACGGGGGGGCGCAGCGCGGCATTTCGGTAGCGACTGGCTTCTTCACCGGGGAATCCACTTGGAAGCCACCCCGAGATGCGCTTAAAGTTAAGCGCAACCATAACAAACAGTTACGATGACAAATCGTCCTCTCAGGGTGGATTCTTGACAAAAACAGTAAAATCCACCCCGAGGAATCCAGGGAAGCCACCGCGCCAGAAGCCAGCCAGTGGAAGCCACCTATTGGGAAGCCGTTGAATCCACATCCGTTTTTCAATTGACAAAGCTGCCCCCCTTGACCTACCTATTGATCATCGAAGAATAGCGCCCGGAGGAACCCCCTCTCGGGCGCTTTCGTTTTCTCCCCACATCTCGCGGATCCTGATCCTGCTGCTGCCCGCCCCAGCCGCGCGCATCGGTCTGTCCGTCCTGCCCAAAATGAGAACCACCCCATGGACCTTGTCTTCGCGCCAAGCGAGATCGAGACGTGGCCGATTGATCGGCTGCGCCCCTATGCCCGCAATGCCAAGATGCACAGCGAAGATCAGGTGGCGAAGATCGCCGCCAGTATGGCGAAGTTCGGCTGGACTGTGCCCTGCATGGTGGCCGACGATGGCGAGCTGATCGCCGGGCATGGTCGGGTGCTGGCAGCGACGATGCTCGGGCTGACCGACGTGCCGGTGATCCGGCTCGGGCACCTGGATGAAGCCGAGCGCCGGGCTTACCGCATTGCCGACAATAAGCTGACCGAGCTGGGCGAATGGGACGAGGCAATGCTGCGCGACGAGATCGCGGGGCTGCTGGCCGAGGATTTCGACCTGTCGCTGCTGGGCATCACCGACGAGGATCTGGATGCCCTGCTGCGTGATCCGGACGCGCTGGGCGACGACGGGCCCATCGAGGGCGAGGATGACATTCCCGAACCGCCGGTCACGCCAGTGTCAATGCCGGGCGATCTATGGCAGCTGGGATCGCACCGGCTGATCTGCGGCGACAGCACCTCCACCGATGTGGTCGGGCGGCTACTGGGAGATGTGAAGCCGCTGCTGATGGTCACTGATCCACCTTACGGCGTGGAGTACGATCCGTCCTGGCGCAACCAGGCGGGCGCGGCCAAGACCAAACGCACCGGTAAGGTGCTGAACGATGATCGGGCGGACTGGCGCGAGGCTTGGGCATTGTTCCCCGGCGACGTCGCCTATGTCTGGCACGGCGCGCTGCACGCTGCGACCGTGGCCGAAAGCCTCGTCGCGGCCGGTTTCGCAGTCCGGTCGCAAATTATCTGGGCCAAGGATCGGCTCGTTCTCAGCCGCGGCGATTATCACTGGCAGCACGAACCCTGCTGGTATGCGGTGAAAAAGACCGGCAAGGGCCACTGGGCAGGCGACCGCAAGCAAACGACGCTCTGGCACATCTCCGGCAAGGACCAGGACGCCGCCACTGTTCACGGCACCCAGAAGCCGGTCGAATGCATGCGCCGCCCGATCCTGAACAATTCCAGCCCCGGCCAGGCGGTGTATGAGCCCTTCATGGGATCCGGCACGACACTGATCGCGGCAGATACCACCGGCCGGGTCTGCTTCGGGATCGAGCTGAATCCGGTTTACGTCGATGTCGCCATCGAGCGCTGGCAGCAATTCACCGGTGCAAATGCCGTGCTGGCGGAAACGGGCGAGACCTACGCCGATCTGAGGATCAAGAGGCTGGCGGCATGAACGCACCAATCCTGCCGGACCAGATCGAGTACTGGCCGATCGACCGGCTGCGCCCATATGCCCGAAACGCAAAGACCCATGACCCGACCAAGTGGCAAAGATTGCCGCCAGCATGGCCGAGTTCGGATGGGCCGTACGGGTGCTGGTTATGAGACAATACGCATCAGCCAGTCACGCCGTATATCACTGGTCGAGGCCGTCACCAATGTCACGGTCGGCTACGCATTGGCAGTGGCGGCACAGATCGCGGTCTTCCCATCGTTCGGTCTACATCCGAGCTTCGGCGAGAACCTGGCCATTGGCGCTCTGTTTACCGGCATATCGCTTCTGCGCAGCTACACCCTGCGCAGGCTGTTCGCGCGCTTATCTTGACCAGTACGGCACCGCGGGTTACTTTTGCGCAAACGAAGGCTCGTCAGCGCGCCTTGATGTGGGGCAAAAGTCCCGTCAGATCGACAAGATAAGATGTGTCGATATCGTTATACGGACTGCGGAACCACGAAAAATCGGGTCTCGCGCGAGCAAAAGCTTCCCGCCGGGGAGCGTCCATTTCGGACGCCGCGCATTCGCTTCTCACGAAGTTGAATGGAGAACCCGTGTCATGGGAACACTCAAGAATATCCGCCGGTCCAAGATGCATGCGCAGGGGGGGGCGGTGCTACTATTGCGATCTGCCAATGTGGGATCCGGCGTTAATTAACGAACCGCCAGCAATCTACCGCACACAGGCTATTCAAAAGAAGCTTCGGTGCACCGCCGAACATCTGCTAGCTCGATCCGAGGGTGGTGCAGACTCTGCCAAAAACATCGTCGCCGCCTGTTGGTACTGCAACACGAGGCGGCATCATAAAAGGCAGCCACGGTCCCCGGATGCGCATCGTGCGCATGTTCGAAAGCGCATGGCGGCAGGAAAGTGGCTGGCCGCACAGCTTCCAGGCAATATCCATGCACTGATGTCAGAGGTGGCATTAGCACCACCGACGCGATCTTGACGAGTGCGCGATCACTGAGGTGAATCTGGGAAAATCATAAGGGGATTTTATAGACCGTACCCCTGCCATCGATCTTCTCCGAGGTGACGGGCAGGACCAGCTTTTTCTTCAGAGCACCCGAGATCATGCCTCGCACCGTGTGGGGCATCCAGCCCGTCTCACCGACGATCTCAGCGATGGCCGCTCCCTCGGGACGCTGCAGAAGGGTGATAATCTGCGCCTGCTTGGTCCCGGCACGCGGAGTCGGCGGTTTGAGCGCGGGCGGTTGGGCTGCATGTGTGCGGATCGAAGCCATGGTCTTGACCACTACGGGCTCAACCCCGATGGCCAGAAGGCCCGCCTCCGTGACCACCAACGTTGTGCCGTGGCCATCGCCGGTTTCGCGCCAGAGCGGTTCGCCCCGGCGCAGGTTGGCATCGACCTCTTGCAGCCAGCCGCGTTCGATCATCTTGGTGACGGCCATCTTTGCGGCCGCACCGGCCAGCCCTTTGGGCAGCGGCAGGGCGATGTTTTCGGGGCGCTGGGCACCGGCGCTGAGGATTATGGATTGGGTTTCTGTGAGTTTTGTCATCGCGGGCTCCGGTGCTCGGGCGCGCGGTGTGCCGCCCTTCTACGCGGCCAAGCCCGGCCATCGCGGGGCTGGTGCGGGGCGTGCCGTTGTCACTTTGCGTGTTCGCCTTCGCCAAAGGCGCTGTCGGTGATCTGGCGCAGCAGGCCCGCGTAGTGGTTAAGGGTGCCGACATCGCCCCAGTTGATCTCGTCGGGATGCGCGTCAAAATGGTCGTCGCTCAGGGCCTTCAGCCGCTCCAGCATTGCGTCGATCTGGAACTTGGCGGTCATGAAGGCGTCGAGGGCTTTGTCGTTCGAGGCGGCGCGGCGGCTGGTCATGGCGGGGTCTCCGGGGGTGAGTTGCATCGTTTTTCTGCAATCAAATTCGCTCTGACGCGGAGTGTAATCAACTGAATAACAAGCAATATCATTGCTTTAATCGAAGCGGACACCGCCATGGAGGGAATGAGCGAGCGCGAGTATTCCGCCCATTCCGGCGTCTCGCGCGGGGCGATCCAGAAGGCCCGAAAGGCCGGTCGGCTGGTGGTCTACAAGGACGGATCGATCAACGCCGCCGCGTCCGATGTGCGTCGCGGCGAGATGACCGATCCGGACCAGCAGCGGCGCAGCACCGGCGGAGACAGTGGCTTCTCAGGGCCAGCAGACAGCTCGTCCTACCTGAAGGCCCGCACCGCTCTGACCGTCTATCAGGCGCAGGAACGTCAGCTGGCGATCCAGAAGAAAAAGGGCATGCTGGTAGATCGCGCCCGGGCGGAAACGCTGGTGTTTCGCCTGGCCCGGCAAGAGCGCGACGTCTGGGTAACCTGGCCCAGCAGAGTGGCGGCACTGATGGCGGCCGAAGTGGCGGCAGAGGTGGAAAAACAATCGGGAAAGCCAGTGCGACCGGTGATGATCGAGGCCGCGATCCTGCAAAGGGTGCTGGAAACCCATGTCAGAGCGCAACTCGACGCCCTTGCCGATCTCCGGGTCAACCTCGGATAAAGTCGACACGGCCACCGACGATCTGACCGAAGATCAGCTGACGGACGGGCTCGACCTCGGGTTTGACGGTGCCGAGGACATCCTGCGGTCTTGGCGTCATGGGATGCGTCCCGACCCGGACCTGACGGTGTCGGAATGGGCGGATGCGCATCGCAAGCTGTCCTCGCGCGCCAGCGCAGAGCCGGGGCAGTACCGCACCGCGCGAACGCCCTATCTTCGCGAGATCATGGATGCGCTGTCACCCCGCCATCCGGCGCAGCGGATCAGCTTCATGAAAGCTGCGCAGGTTGGGGCGACGGAGGCTGGCAACAACTGGATCGGTTTTGTCATCCATCACGCGCCGGGCCCGATGCTGGCGGTGCTACCGACGGTGGAAATGGCAAAGCGCACCTCGCGCGGGCGGCTGGACCCTCTGATCGCGGAAAGCCCCGCGCTCCGCGAACGTGTGAACCCGGCCCGGTCGCGCGACGCGGGCAATTCGATGCTCTCAAAAGAATTCCCCGGCGGCATCCTGGTGCTGACCGGTGCAAATTCGGCCACAGGCCTGCGCTCGATGCCCGCGCGCTACATCTTTCTCGACGAGGTCGACGCCTATCCGGCTTCGGCCGACGAGGAAGGCGACCCGGTCACTCTGGCTGAAGCGCGGACGACGACCTTTTCGCACCGGCGCAAGGTGTTCATGGTCTCGACGCCCACGATCCGAGGCATCAGCCGGATCGAGCGGGAATACGAGGCGAGCGATCAGCGGCGATATTTCGTGCCCTGTCCGCACTGCGCGGCAATGCAATGGCTGCAGTTTGAGCGCCTGCGTTGGGATAAGGGGCGTCCAGACACCGCAGCCTATCATTGCGAGGGCTGCGAAAAGCCCATCGCCGAACACCACAAGACGCAGATGCTGGAGCGGGGCGAATGGCGGCCGACGGCCGTTTCTGCCGATCCGCATTCCATCGGCTTTCACCTCTCGGCGCTCTATTCGCCACTGGGATGGAAAAGCTGGCAGCAGATCGCACGAGACTGGCTGGCGGCGCAAGGCTCAGAAGAGATGCTGCGCGCGGCGCGCAACACGCTGCTGGGCGAGACGTGGGTGGAGTCTGGCGATGCGCCGGAATGGCAGCGACTGGCAGAACGGCGCGAAGCGTATGGTGCCGCGCAGATCCCCGTCGGTGGTCTGTTCCTGACCGCGGGCGTCGATGTGCAGAAGGATCGGATCGAGATCGATGTCTGGGCCTGGGGGCGCGGGTTGGAGAGCTGGCTGGTCGATCACATCGTCATTGCCGGTGGACCAGAAGATCCGGCCTGCTGGGACAAACTGACGGCATTGCTTGGTCGGACTTGGGCCTGCGCCAATGGTGCTGTGATGGTGATCGGCAAACTGGCCATCGACACCGGTTATGAAGCCCCGGCGGTTTACGCATGGGCGCGGGCGCAGGGGTTTGACCAAGTCGCTCCGATCAAGGGCCTGGAAGGCTTCAACCGCGCCACGCCGGTGTCAGGCCCGACCTTCGTCGACGCCACCATTGGCGGCAAACGCCTGCGCCGCGGTGCCCGGCTTTGGTCGGTCGCCACGGCGACGTTCAAAACCGAAACCTACCGCTTCCTGCGGCTGGAACGCCCCTCGGATGAAGACCGGGCGCTGGGCGTCCTCGACGCCCCCGGCACGGTGCATCTGCCCGACTGGATCGACACCGAATGGCTGAAGCAGCTGGTGGCGGAACAGCTGGTCACGGTGCGCAACAAGCGGGGCTATGCCCACCCCGAATGGCAGAAGATGCGGGAGCGCAACGAGGCGCTGGACTGCCGGGTCTATGCGCGGGCTGCTGCATGGATCATGGGCGCGGATCGCTGGGACGAGGCAATGTGGCGGCGGCTTGAGGCGCAGGCTGGTGTGGAAATCCGCCCAGTACCTCAGCTGGCTGCACCGGCCGAACAGACAGCACCCGCTGCGCCCAAGGCCGGAACACCGACAACGCCACGGCGCAAACGCCGGGCCTACACACCGAACTTCATGAGGGATTGAGATGGATCTGGAACGGATGCGCACGCTGTTGACCGCACTGCAAGAAGCGCGTTACGCGGGCGTCCGCTCGGTCAGCTATGACGGCAAAACGATCACATACGGTTCGGACGCGGAACTGGCGAACGCCATTTCCGATCTGGAAGGTCGTATTGCCACAGCCACCTCCGGCACCCCGCGTCGTCGTCGCTGGGCCACAGTTGCCTCGAAAGGCCTGTGATCCATGGCGTTCGAGGCTTTCCGCCAGCGCATCGGCAGCATCATCGGCGGCTTCGATGCCGCACAGGCTCATCGTCGCCTGCGCGGATTCCGCGCCAGCCGCGCCCATGTGAACACGCTGATCGCGGCCTCCGGCGACACGATCACCGCCCGCGCGCGCTGGCTGGTCCGCAACAACGGCTATGCCGCGAACGCGGTTGAGAGTTTCGCCAGCAATGTGGTCGGTGATGGGATCAAACCCTCGTCAACCATCGCTGATACCACAAAGAAGGAAGAGTTGCAGGCGCTCTGGCTGGCCTGGACTGATGATGCCGACGCCGAAGGCCTGACCGATTTCTACGGATTGCAGCGCCGGGCAGCGCGCGAGGTGTTTCTGTCCGGTGAGGTGTTCATCCGCATCCGGCCGCGCAGGGCCGAGGATGGACTGACCGTGCCGCTGCAGCTTCAGATGCTGCCAGCCGAGATGCTGCCCTTGGACATGAACCGTACCCTGCCGGGTGCGGGGCTGATCCGGCAGGGGATCGAGTTCGACGGGATCGGCCGCCGCGTGGCCTACCACTTCCTGCGCCGCCATCCCGGTGATTTGACCGATCCCGGCCTTGCGGGCGAGACCGTGCGCGTCCCGGCATCGGATGTGATCCATGTCCTCGATCCGATCGAAGCGGGCCAGCTGCGCGGCGTGTCGCGTTTCGCAGCCGCCGTCGTGAAGCTGTTCACGCTGGACCTTTACGACGACGCCGAGTTGGAGCGCAAAAAGATCGCCGCGATGTTCGCGATGTTCATCACGTCGCCGGCCCCGGAAACCCCTCTGGAACCCACAGAGGAAGATCTGGAGGTCGAACCCGGCCAGGTGGTGCGGCTTGATCCCGGCGAAGACATCTCCACCCCGGCCACCCCGGATTCGGGTGGCACTTATGAGCCGTTCCAGTACCGCACCTTGCTGCAAATCGCAGCGGCGCTGGGCATTCCTTACGGCTATCTGACCGGCGACACGGCGAAGGGCAACTTCTCCAACACCCGCATCTCGCTGATCGAATTCCGCCGCCGCATCTCCGCATGGCAGCATGGCGTGATGGTGTTCCAGCTCTGCCGCGCGGTGTGGTCTCGCTGGATGGATGTGGCAGTGCTGTCAGGCTCCATTGATCTGCCCGGATATGACAGCCAGCGCCGCAAATATCAGGCTTGCGCCTGGCTACCGACGAAATGGGACTGGATCGACCCGATGAAGGATGCCTCGGCCGAGATTCTGCAGATCGAATCCGGGCTGAAAATCCCGCACGCAGGCAATCTCCGAGCGTGGCTATGACGCAGAACAGGTCGACCGCGAGATTGCCGCCGAGCGCAAACGCGAACTGGCGCTGGGCCTTGACTTCCGCCGTCCCGGATCACCGGCGCAGGGTCCGGGTGCTGCCAGTGGCAAAGACGACCAACAGGACGGTGCCGAGGACGAGGCTGCGCCGGAAGATGCGGAAGACAAACCTGATCCCAGGGAAGAGCCGTGATGCATCACGCACAAATCGCCCAGCGGGCTTTTAACACGCCGCTGATGGTGGATCCTGCCAAGGCCCTGGCCTTTCTCTCAGGGCTGGGCCCGCGCATCACCGGGCAGGAAATCACCTTCCGGGGGCTGGAGGTGCAGACAGAAGACCAGGCTGCAGCCGCCCTCCCTGCCCGCGCTTCACTCTTTGGTAATGATCTCACCCGGCGTCACCAACGCAATGGAAGCCAGCCCTATGCGGTGATCGACGGCATTGCGGTGATCGAAATCGCCGGAACGCTTGTCCATCGCGGAGCATGGATCGGGCAATCCTCTGGCCTTACCTCTTATGAAGGGATCGCGGCACAGTTGCAGGCGGCGCTGGTCGACCCTGCCGTGCATGGCATTGCGCTGGATATCGACAGCTTCGGGGGCGAGGTCGCCGGGGCATTCGATCTGGCGGACCGCATCCGCGCTGCCCGAGCACAAAAGCCGGTCCATGCCTTCGTGACCGAACACGCACTGTCCGCTGGCTACGTCCTGGCCTCCCAGGCCAACCGGATCATCCTGCCCCGCACCGGGGCTGTCGGCAGCATCGGGGTTGTGGCGCTGCATACCGACATGAGTGGGGCGCTCGATCAGAAGGGCATCGGCGTAACCCTGATTCATGCCGGGCTCCACAAGATCGATGCCAACCCTTATCAGCCGCTGCCCGAGGCCGTGCGCGACCAGATGCAGCGCGAGCTGGAGGTCGTGCGCTTCCTCTTCGCTGAGACCGTGGCTGCAGGTCGCGGGGATCAGCTGACCCATGCGGCCGCACTTGCCACGGAAGCGGCTGTGTTTCGCGGTGCCAATGCCATCGCTGCGGGTCTTGCAGACGAATTGGCAGATCCCGTCAGCGCCTTCCGCGCCTTCGCCGCCGCCCCACGCGGCTCCAATCCCACCAGCAGAAAGGGTCCACAGATGACCACCGCACCCACCGATACTCCGGCCCCAGACCCAGTTGCAGCCTCTCCCGCTGCAACGGTCGAAGCTGCGGTCACCCCGATCACAACCGAGCCCCCCGCTGCGGCTGTGGTTGCCGTATCCACACCCGACGGAGCCACCATGACCGCCGACGCCGTGCGTACCGAGGCCGCCGAAGTGGCGCAGGTCTGTGCGCAAGCCGCCCGGCTGGGTGTTCAGATCGATGCGGCTGATGCTGTCACGAGTGGTCTGAAGCCCGAAGCCCTACGCGCCCGCGTGCTGGCCGAGCTTGCCGCGTGCAGCGATGCGGCCGGCATCATCGCCTCTGCTCCGGCGGCCACTGGCGCCAAAGACAGCCCCATCATCGCCGCCGCCAGGAAGGCCGCGACCGACGCCAAGCGCTGAACCAGCGCCCCTCCCCACCCCAAAACATGGAGACTGACCAATGCCCGTCCTGACGGAACCGCCCGGCATGGGCGATGTCCTCAAATATGAGGTCAACCCGAACTATACCCGCGAGATCGTCCCACTGCTCCCCGGTACCGCCTATCCTGCCGGCTCGGTGCTGGGGCGCGTCACCCTGAGTGGCAAGTACACCTTTTCGCCCGAGACCGGATCAGACGGTGCCGAGACCGCGTTGGGCGTTCTGCTTTACGCGGTCGATGCGACCCTTGGCGATGCCATCGGAATCCTGCTGACCCGCGGCCCTGCCATCGTTTCGCGCGCGGCCCTCGCCTACGACGGCTCAGTCGATGACAGCAGCAAGATCGCGGCCAAACTCGGACAGCTGACTTTGCTCGGCATCATTCCCCGCGACACCGCCTGATCCGGCGGCGCCCCCTTCATCCCTCCTCTTTCCCCGGAGTTCCCCGATGACCATCACCCGCAACCCGTTCGACACGGGCGGCTATTCGCTCGCCGAGATGACCCAGGCCATCAACATCCTGCCCAACCTCTACACGCGCCTCGGCCAGATCGCCCTCTTCCGCTTCGAGGGCGTGACCCAGCGCTCCATCGTCATCGAGCAGCGAGAGGGGGTGCTAAGCCTCCTGCCCTCGGTCCCGCTCGGGGCGCCCGCCACCGTCGGCAATCGCGAGGCCCGCTCGATGCGCTCCTTTGCCCTGCCGTGGATCCCGCATGACGATGTGATCTTGCCCGCCGACATTCAGGGCATGCCCGCGCTGGGCCTCTCGGATGCCGCCGATCCGCTGGTGGAGGTAATGAACCGCAAGCTCACCCTCATGCGGCGCAAGCATGCGCAGACCCGGGAATACATGGAGATCAACGCCCTGAGGGGCATCGTGAAGGATGGCGCGGGCACCACGCTTTACAATTACTTTACCGAATTCAGTCTCGACCAGATCTCGGTCGACTTCGTCTTCGGCACCGCGGGCACCAATATCCAAGGGAAGGTCCGCACCACTTTGCGTGCGATTGAGGACAACCTGCTGGGCGAGACCATGACCACCGCGCATGCGCTGGTCAGTTCCGAATTCTTCGACAAACTGATCAGCCATCCCAAAACGGAAGATGCCTACAAGTTCTTCTCGGCAACTGGCGGCCAGCCGCTCCGCGAGGACATGCGCCGCGCCTTCCCCTTCGCGGGCATCCTCTTCGAGGAATATAACGGATCGGTCACTCTCTCGAACGGCACCTCGGAACGGCTGATTCCCACCGGCGAGGGCATCGCCTTTCCCATGGGCACCTTTGATACATTCACCACCTATGGCGGGCCCGCGAACCTGCTGGAAACCGCAAATACAGTCGGCCTGCCGCTCTATGCCCGCCAGATGATCGATGCAAAAGGCCGCTGGATTGATCTCATGACGGAAAGCTCGATCCTGCCGGTCAACAAGCGTCCGCGCATGGCGATCCGCCTGCACAGCTCGAACTGACGCGCCATGAATGTCTTCGCCGTCGCCATGGATTGTATCTACGCTAATCCGTCTATGGCGGCGGCCGCGCTCTGGATCTCTGCCACCACATCCGAAGAACGCACGATTCGGGTCATCCGCCGGGCCCCGGACCGCATCACCGAGTTCGGCGCCGGGCGTTTTGTCAGCGATACTATGATGGTGGACGTGCGCCTGTCCGACCTGCCTGATCCGCGTCCCGGCGATCTGATCGTGATCGGTACTGACAGCTTGACCATCCAGGCCGAGCCTATACGTGATCGAGAACGCCTGATCTGGGCGTTGGACCTGCGGCCAGCATGAGACTGAAACTCGACATCCGCCCTGACATTGCCGCCCTGATGCAGGCCGAAATCGCCGCCGGTGAAAAGGCGGTCTCGGCGGCGATGCGCGAGGCGGGCAGCGGTTTGAAGTCGGCTTGGCAAACGCAGATCACCGGCACGGGACTCGGCACCCGGCTGGCCAATTCGATCCGCAGCCAGACATTCCCGAGGTCGGGCGAGAGCCTCGATGCCGCGGCGCTGGTCTGGTCCAAGGCACCGGTCATTGTCGGCGCGCATGACACTGGCCCACTGATCCGCTCGAAGAATGGCTTCTGGTTGGCAATCCCGCTGCCTGCGGCTGGAAAGTCCCTGCGGGGCGGCCGGATCACGCCCGGTGAATGGGAACGCCGACGCGGGTTGCGCCTGCGGTTCGTCTATCGCCGGTCTGGTCCGAGCCTGCTGGTGGCCGAGGGGCGGTTGAATACGAAAGGCCAGGCGGTCGTGTCGCGCTCAAAGACCGGGCGCGGGAAGGTCACCGCGGCGATTTTCCTGCTGGTGCCGCAGGTGAAGCTGCCCAAGCGACTGGATCTGGCGCGGGATGCGGAGCGGGCGCATGGCGCCGTGCCAGGCCTGATAGTGTTAAATTGGATGGACGGGCGGACCGGTTGAAAATCTTAGGATCTGGAAGATGCGAGCTATTACGGCGCTTGGACACGATCGAACTGGCCGTAATCGCGGCGAATGCTGTACGCGGCAACCTCTTGGATCCCCGGTTTCTCAATTTGAGACTTCAAGGTGGTTTCGATGGTTTCAAGTGCGTCGAAGTCAGCCAGCGAGATAAAGCGCCCTTCGTGATTGAAGCTTTCAAACGCACGGTACCGCGGACCCGGCAACGGCTCGGCGCCGTAAACTGCGAGCACATACGATGCATCCGGGCTCGCTGGCGCTTGTGTGGCCATGTCAGCAGTGGCCGAATGCCAATGCAATATGCGTTCTCCCACACGAATGCGGTAGTCCGCAAAATGCACATGCTGACCGGCCGCTTGCGATCGGCGGTGTTCCGCATCATTGCGCCAAGCGATGATCGCCTCTTCGCTCTCCCAAAGTTGGTGGGACAACAACTGATCTTTGTCGCTCACCGAGCCGTATCGATCAAGAAATACGAGGCCTTCATGTCGTGCGAGTACCGGACGCAAGCGGGCCACATGATCGAAATAGTGATCAAGATGGCCTGGCTTCGGCCACATTTCAAAGAACAAGGCGTGCATGGAAACTTCCTCCCTGGATGCCTGATTGTGTGCGTGGACCAAGCCGATCGACGATTCCCAGACCGGGTGAAAGTGCCGCGATGTGCCAGCGGGTTCAAGCAACGGCTCAGAACACACTTCTTAGCAATCCCAGCGGAGATCGTTCGTACAGGCCAGATGCCCCTGCAAAGCCCAGATTGCTGAACTTTGCAGACTGTGGACCAACGATTTTCCCTTTCAACAGCAGTAGCGCAATATGCCCACCCACCGCGAAACCATCCTCACCGCGCTGCATACCCTGCTTCAGCAGCTGCCCGCCACCGCCCTGCGCGGCGATGTGCTGCCCGAGCGCGTACCCGCCGCGGGGCTGCTGATCCTGCGCGACGGTGAGCCGGGGGAACCCGAGGTGACGCTGTCGCCACTGCGCTATCACTACCAGCACCGCGCCGAGATCGAGGCGGTCGTGCAGAGCAGCGACCGTGACGCTGCCTTCGACGTACTGACCGCCAGTATCGGCGCGGCAATTGCTGCCGACCGCACGTTGGGCGGTCTCTGTGACTGGATCGAGGTGGAGGCGCCGCGCCCGATCGATCTGCCGGTCGAGGGAGCCGCGGCTCTGAAGGCCGCGGTGATCGCTGTGGTGCTGCACTACACCACGGCCGATCCACTTGGCTGATGACGCAGTGGCTGCTTATCGCATGGACGAGCCGCGATGTCGCCAGACATCAATCCGACGGCGGGTCCGGATCAGGATGCGGGAGACAATCGGCTGAAGGCGTGGAACATCGACAGCCAGCAGTAAAAGGCCGAGCGGCAGCATCCAGAGACCGAAAATCGGAAGCAAAGACAGAAAACTGCCAATGATGAGCGCGCATGCAATCGGCATCCGGAACTTTCGAAGGCGTCCGTACAGGAGTGAATCGATGACCCGGCGTGCCGCTGGAGCTCGCCGGCCAAATACTTCGAACTGACGATACAGTCGGTTTTTCTGTTCAAACATCTCGGGCTCATCACAACTTCATATGGAGTACCGCAGTCACAGGCCGACTCCGAACAACCACTACGTTGGGTAGTGGCGAGGTGCACTTAAGTATCACCAGAGGACTTTACCATGGCACGAGCCCAAGGGGCGCGGGCGCAGATGGCGCTTGCGTTCGAGACGACCTATGGAACGCCGCCGGTGGGCGGGTTCACCAAGATGCCCTTCGCCAGCACGTCGCTTGGCGCGGAGCAGCCGCTGCTCAATTCAGAGCTGCTGGGCTACGGCCGCGATCCACTGGCGCCAATCAAGGATGCAGTGACGGCGGATGGCGATGTCGTGGTGCCGCTCGACGCCGAGGCCTTCGGGTTCTGGCTAAAGGCAGCCTTTGGTGACCCGACCACGACCGGGACCGGTCCCTGGACGCACGAATTTCAGTCGGGGTCCTGGACGCTGCCCAGCATGTCCATCGAGACTGGCATGCCCGAGGTGCCGCGCTTTGCGATGTATTCCGGATGCGTGCTCGACCAGATCAACTGGCAAATGCAGCGCTCTGGTCTGCTGACCGCAACGGCGCGTCTTGTGGCGCAGGGCGAGACGGTCGGGACGACGACGAGTGCAGGCACGCCAGCCGCTCTCGAATTGCAGCGCTTCGGCCATTTCAACGGGGCGATCACGCGGAACGGCTCGGCACTCGGCAATGTGGTCTCGGCCGACATAACCTATGCCAACAACCTCGACCGGATCGAAACCATCCGCTCGGATGGGCGTATTGATGGGGCGGATCCCTCGATTGCCGCACTGACCGGCTCAATCGAGGTGCGCTTCTCCGACCAGACGCTGGTGACGCAGGCGATCAACGGTGATCCCTGCGCATTCGAATTCGCCTGGGTGCTGCCCTCCGGCGAGAGCTTTACCTTCACGGTGCATGCCGTCTATCTGCCACGCCCACGGATCGAGATTTCCGGGCCGCAAGGCGTGCAGGCCAGCTTCGACTGGCAGGCCGCGCGCGACAGCACGGTCGGCCGGATGTGCACCGCAACCCTCGTAAACGATGTGGAGACGTATTGATGCTGACGCTCGATCTGACAAACGCGCCGCGCTGGCACGACCTCGCGCCCGGCGTGCGGGCGCAGCTGCGTCCCCTGACCACCGCGCTGATGGTGGCGACCCGTAGTGACACCGTTGTGGAGGCGGTGCCCGAGGACGCCTCCGACGAGGAACGCGCCGTCGCTTTCGCCAAGGCGCTGGCGCGCCGCGCGGTGCTCGCCTGGGAGGGCATCGGCGATGCGGACGGCAACGCAATCGAGCCGAGCCCGGAGGCCATCGACGCGCTTCTCGACATCTGGCCGATTTTCGAGGCCTTCCAGCTGACCTATGTGTCCAAGGGTCTGCTGCTGGAACGGGAAAAAAACGTCTCCGCGCCCTTGCCGAATGGTCCTTCGGCGGGGGCGACCGCTACTGCGAGGGTTGCGAACCCAGCAATGGTTGCGAACCCAGCGAGGGTTGCGAACCCAGCGGAGCCAGAGCGCAAGCCTGCCAAGACTGCCCGGCGCGGCTGAACCGTCCCACCACCTTTGAAGGCTGGCAGGTCTGGGATCTGGTCGGCCGTCTCGGCGGCCAGCTCCGCGTTTTGCCCGGCGCGGTGATCGGCTGGGACATGTCGGCGGCACTCGCGCTTGGGGACGCCCTCGACATCCCGCCGCTCGCCATGGCCGAACTGCTGCCCGTCATTGAGGCGGTGATGGTCGCCAAGCTCAACGCGGAAATGGCGGCCAGTGGCGGCTCGGGTGTCAGTCCTTGATCTTCTCGATCAGGGTGACCCCCGGCAGCCTGTCAAAATGCGCGTCGCAGGTCAGCAGCGTTGCACCCTTCGCGCGAGCGGTTGCGAAGATGATGGCGTCTGCCGTGGCAAGCTTGTGCTCCCGGCAGGCCTCTGCCGCCGCCAGAGCGATCTCGGTGTCGAGGGGCAAGACGCTGCAGACCTGCGTAAAGGCGATGACCTGATCGGCCTTGTCCTCGCCGACCTCGCGCGTCAGCCATTTGTTCAGCTCCAACTGGACTATGGTCGGGACAAGCCAGTCTGCCTGTTCAGGCAGATGCTCAGCCAGCTTGTCGCCTGTCGGCGATCCGATCAGCCATTCGACCCAGGCGGACGTGTCCACGAGGATCATCAGAACCGGTCCGAGTGATCACGATAGTCGGTCGCGGAGGCGCCGCGCGCGAGACCTTTCAGCGCCTCCCGCTTCGGGACCGGGACCAGCAGAACACCTGTTCCCTTCGGGATGAACGCGAAGGTCAGCCCGGCCTCCCAGTGCTGGGCGGTCCGGACCGCCTTGGGGATCGAGATCTGGAATTTGGAGGACAGGGTTGCGGTTTCAGCCATAATCGTACCTTCAAAGCATCGATGCACCAAACGTAAGATAAGTCTGCGCCGAATTCAAGGATCATTCCAATGGCTGAGAAGCGCGTTTCTGTCCGCCTTGCCGCGGTCGGTGGCCGCCAGGTGCGCGCCGAACTGGAAGGTGTCGGTGAGGCCGGTGCGCGCGGCTTCGGTCGGCTCAGCCGCGAGATGGAAGCGGCCAACGC